TGAATCAAAGGCAATAGCTGCCTTTTTAATTAAATTACTTTTAAGCGTAGGAGTTCCACAGACAGTAGGAATACTCAAAGTAGAATCCATGTTGAATCTTGGGCCTGAATAACCATACTGATGGGCAAATAGTTTATTTAAGTCCAACTGTTGCAGGTGGAATTACAACTACAAAGCCGTTAGCTCCTTACCACATAGTTAAAATAGGAACAGTTACAAGAGCACATCCAACACTTGGAAGCATTGAATTAAAAATAGAAAATGGTTGGCAGTTAGATGAATTAAGTGATGTTCAGATTGCTTTAGTTCCTGCTGATTCTACAATACTTCAATTTAGCAGAATTGATAGTTTATGGCACGATGTGAATCCTACTACTGCTATGGGGAATAGATTTGTAAAGGTTTCCGACAGTTCTGCAATGCTTTCTAAATACTTAAGAAAAACAGATACTACCAATAAGTTTGTTAATAGCATTACAAGAGTTCCGGGTAAAGATTCTATTATATTTTATGTAGGTTCTACAAGATATGCAATTAAGGACAGTTCAACAGGTGGAACATTAATTCCGGGTGGTAATTTAACTGAAGTTCAAATAAAAGGAACTTTGGGGTTTGAGGGTGCTTATGGATTTAGATATCAATCTGATTATAAAAGAGTAGAAATATCAGATATTGAAGTAGGAGATCCAGTAGCAAGATTAGATGTTCATAATGGTGATCAGGGTGATATGCCAAGAAATTATGAAGTTGCAAATTTCTCTAAAAATGGAGAATCTGCAATAGGTGTTTATAATGCAACTACTTACGCAAGTGGTGTGGGTGCTTCTATTCTTTTAGGCAATAGTTTAAATACAACATCTTCAAATCTGTATCCTGCTTTTCAAATTAGGAGTTTAACCGATTCATCTGATTTTAGTAATAATAATTTACAGTTTAATTTTCAAGAGAGAAATACGAGTGGAACATTTGTTTCTTCAAGTATTGACATAATGAACATAAGAGCAAATGGAACTGTTCAATTAAATCCTACTGGTTATAGTCATTCACCAACTCCAAGATTAGTAATAGGAGAGGATAACACAGGAGACGCTGCTTTAGAAGTTACAGGAGCTTCTTATTTAAATGGTAAAACAACTACAACAGGTGCAAGGCTTAAGAAAATTATAGCTATAAATGATTCGGATGATGGCTCTACATATTCAGTTGCAACTGATGACCATATAATAATTTATACAACATTTGACGGTAATGTGACAGTTGATTTGCCTGCAAGCCCTGAAAATGGCAGAGAGTTAATTATAAAGCAATTAGGCGATATTAACAGTTATACTTTAACAATAGACGCAAATGGTAATGAAATAAATTCAAGTTCTACTGCTAATATAAATGGAGCAATAAATAGTTCAAGTGTTACTATTGTTTATTATAATGGTATTTGGTATGTAATAAATGGTGAAGTTCAATAATTAAAAATATAAATAAATGGCAAAAATACAACCTATAGTATTTCCGATTAAGGGTACTGCAACAGAATTAGAGTTAAGAGTTAATAGTTTTTCAATGACTGATAAAACTGCTGAATTTCACTACCGTTTAACTGATAGTGGAGATTTGGCAATTTTGAAACCTAAGAAATTAATTGCAGAAGGTAACTTATCAATGACTGAATCCGAGTTTGAAAATTGGGGTTCTGATAATAACTACTGTATCGAGTGGGCAGCTAACAAACTTGCTTTAACTTTAATTCCGTAGCAATGTTTAACACACTATCAAACTATCTATTAATGATTCTTATAGGACTTATTGCCTATATCGGCAAAGTCATTTATGAAAAGATTGAGAAACTAATAGATGAAATAAGACAAATAATGATTTCTGATATGGCTAATAAAAAAGACATAGAATCTTTAAAAAGTGTTGCATTGGATCATGAATCACGAATTTCTAAACTTGAAAATTGATAAATATGAAAAGTTACAAGACAACTATCGTAGGTGTTGGGTTAGCAATTATGATTGCAATACAGCCAATCGTTGAAGGTACTGGATATCATTTCGATACTAATACTATTGGAAAATTAACTTTTGCTGCTCTATTAGCTGCATTTGGTTATTTGTCTAAAGACCATGATGTAACAGGTAAACCTTAATTTATGGCAAAGGCAGTAAGTAGTCAGCACAAAATATCATTCGGTAAGCGTAAAAAAGGGTATGCTAAAAAGTCCTATAATAAGCATACTCCTAAGCCAAAACCATATAAAGGACAAGGAAAATAATGTATGAGATTATTATTATTATCGGTTTGCTTCTTGCTATGTTCTTGTTATACACAGCAGAAAGCGACCAAACAGATTGATAAAGCTAATCAGAAATATCCTGAATTAATAGCAAAGAAATGCAAGGAATTATTCCCTTGTAAAACTGTTTCTATAAAGTCAGATTCTATTAAGTATAAGACAATATTAAGGACTATTAAAAGTATTGACACTACCTATCTAATGGATACTTTATTTAGATTAGATACGGTACTTATTGAAAAAAACTGTACTAAGGTACTTTATAAATACAGGGATATACTAAAAGAAGTCCCTGCTGTGCATGATACTATTATTCAGATTGATTCCTCAGGATTGTTTGTTTTGACTTATCAAAGGGATTCTGCTTTACTTGATAAAAACAAGTTTCAAACTAAATATAAAATATTTTTACAGATATCTATTTTGTTATTTCTTTTATTAATATTAGCTTTATTATATGCAACCAAGCAAAAACTGCGTTAATTTAATTAAAAAGTTTGAAGGAATATATCTTCATAGTTATTTATGTCCTGCAGGAGTGCCTACTATTGGGTATGGTTCAACATTATGGAACGATAATAAAAAAGTAAAATTAGGCGAAGTTATTACCTTAGAAGGTGCAGAAAAGTTATTGATGTGGGAATTAGAAAAAAAATCATCAAGTTTAAGGGGACTTAATTTGAATCAAAATCAATATGATTCATTACTTTCTTTTATTTATAATATTGGAGAAGGTGCATTTAAAAAATCTACTTTATTGAAATTAATAAAAGTAAATCCAAATGATATAGGAATTAGAGAGCAATTTATGAGGTGGGTAAATAAAGGAAGTTCATTTGAAAAAGGTTTAACAAGACGCAGAAAGGCAGAGGCAGATTTGTACTTTACACCAGTAAACTAAAATATGACTTTAAAACAAGTTAGAACTAACCGAAAAAGATTATTTTTTGACATTGAAACAAGTCCTAACATTGGCTTATTTTGGGAAGCAGGATATAAAAAGAATATAGATTACTCCAATATAATAAAAGAAAGGGCAATCATCTGTATTTGCTATAAGTGGGAAGATTCAAAAGAAGTAGGTTATTTAACTTGGGATTCAAAGCAATGTGATAAAAAGATGTTAGAAAAGTTTATCGCAGTTGCTAATACAGCCGATGAAATGGTAGGGCATAACGGTGATAAATTCGACCTTGCTTGGATTCGTACCAGGTGCTTATTTCACAGAATAGAAATGTTTCCTACATACACTACAATAGATACTTTAAAAGTCAGTAGGAATAAGTTTAGATTTAACTCAAATAAATTAGATTACATAGCTAAATATTTGGGTATGGGTGAAAAGATTAAAACAGAGTTTGGACTATGGAAAGCTATCGTTTTAAATAAAGATAAAGAGGCAATGGCTAAGATGGTTAAATACTGTCAGCAAGATGTTAAGTTGTTAGAGAAAGTTTACAAAGAATTATCATTACATATTTTGCCGAAAACTCATTACGGTGTTATCTTTGGTGGGGATAGGGGAAGTTGTCCTGAATGTGGTTCAGAGGATTTAGTAAGAGTAGGAACAAGGTCATCTGCAAGTGGACTTAAAAAGGTTCAGTTAAAATGTAAGACCTGTAATAAAATGCACACAAAAACAGACAAATGAGAAAGCTAATAGAATCATTACTTGCAGTATATCCATTAAGCGAAAGGATAGCTGTTTTAGAGAGTTTATGCAAACAATATAGAAGGCAAAGTTCAATAAGAATAAACGCAAAGCAAATGGGCAGAAAGGTTGATGATGAACGACCTGATTTGGAGATTCTTAAAAATTATAATTAATGCAAGAACCAACACCTGAACAAATAGAACAGGAAGAAATACCTGAAGTTGATGTAGAATATACAACACGAGCAGATTATATCTCTTGTGCTTATTATGCTATTAGTGCAGTTGAAGGATTAGATACTGGGATAATGACTAAAGAGGACGCTAAAAGAATTAAACGAATAATGAGAAAATCACTTCGGATAATAGATGACTGTATTAATGAAATGCACGATGAGTTATTTGAAGATGATGAGGATAACTAAAGATAATTAAAGATAGGTTTTAGGTTTTTTTCATTTTGATTTTGATTGATAACGGACTGATATTTTTATATTAGTCCCTTTTTTTTGCCTTATTTTAGATATATTTCTTTTTATAATAACTCAGTATTTATAGTACTTTCAGCATATTAAATAAATTATTTTGAAATTATTTTAAAAAAACTTTAAAAAAAGTTTCTAAAATATTTGTTTTAGAACTCTAACTTATATAATTTTGACTTCAGAAACGAATTATTAATCAAAACCAAACAAAATGAAAAAAGAACAAAAACAAAAAACACGCTACGAACAGGAATCATGGAGTAACACTACTTCGCTTATCGGATTCATTGTCATTATCATTCTTGCTTTACTTGGAAATTATTTCTTTAACCTTTAAACAATTAACTAATGAACTACAAAGTAAAAGTTGTTTACAGAAACGGAGATTCATTCCACTTTAAATTTGATGATTATGAAATAGCTAATATTACTTATGAGAGGTACTGCCTGAAATTTGCTGATAGTGCTTCTACTCTTGAAGGTGAGTATTTAATAGCTATGATTAATGAAGATAATACTATTATGAAACAATTAAAACTAATCTCAACAAAATGATATACATATTATTTATTCCTGCAATCATCTCAACAATCTTATTATATGGCTTCTTACACAATGAAATTGAAGAAGAAGAAACACACGAAACTGATTCTTCTATTGCTCAACGAATCAAAGACAAATACGAGTTATAAAAATTTAAAACCTCAAAACTTAAAACAATGCAAAAATCAGAATCAATCAAAAACATCGCACAGGCACTTATTGTTTTTCATGTCAAAGTTGACACAATTAAAAAAGACGCTAAGAATCCTTTTTTCAAATCAACCTACGCTTCATTAACAAATATCTTAGACGCTATCAATGAACCTTTAATCGAATCAGGATTAGCTATCAGTCAGTTTCCTACTGGTGCTGATGGACTTACAACTATCTTAATTCATGGTGAATCAGGAGAATGGATTTCATCTACCTACGAAATGCGTCCAGTAAAGGATGATCCACAAGGCAGAGGTTCATGTATAACCTATCAACGCAGATATGCTTTAGCTTCAGTTTTATCCTTAAATATAGATGAAGATGATGACGGTAATAAAGCAAGTACACCTGATAAATTATGGCTAAATAAAGGAAGCAAAGAATATGTTGCAGCGAGAGATTTTCTTGATAAAGGTGGAGATATTAATAAAATAAAAGAAAAATATAAATTATCACAAGAAGTAGAATCATCATTATTAAATTTTAAAAAATAAGTTATGAAACAAACTGCAGTTCAATGGCTTATTGAACAACTTGAAGAGAGAGGTCATATCATCCCTGACCATTTAGAAAATAATGCTTTAGATATGGAGCAACTACAAAATAAAAATGTAGTTGAAAAAATAGGACAAGATAGGTGGTGTGTACTTCATAGAAGCGAAGGGATATTTCAATGGATAATCGGAGGTGATAAAACAATATTAAAAACAGAAGAACTTATAAAAAAATACTTATGAGAAAATACATAGCAATAGAGAAAGTAATAAATGATAATTTTATTAGCGAATATTACTTAATAAATTACATAAATATTGGCAGAGCTTCCGAAATGAGATTAAATAATTTATCTATTAAAAGTCCTAAATGTTTAAATGACTGTATAGTTTATTTAGATGAAGAAGTAGAAGTTCTTAAAAAGTATCATCCTAAAGCAACAATATTGCATTATTTTGGCAGAGTTAATGAACTAAATAGAATGTTTATATGATATGGATGTATTTAACTGAAGATATAAAAGGAGCATACAGTAAAAAAGTTTATGGAATTATAGGTGATAAAGTAGCTATACTGTCAAATGATTATAACCTTTGTCTTGTACTACATGAATCCGGCACTAAGTTCCATTGTTATTTTAATCAATTATCTAACCTAAAAATAAATAAAGAAGTAAAACATGAAGAATTTAAAAAAGTTATCAAAGGTAAAAAGAGAATTTAAACCTAAGGAATGGCTGAGAAAACCTGATGAAGAAAAGAAAGTTATGGTTTATGGATATGTAAAAGCTAAACATAAACAGATAGCACAGGATCAACTTGAACAAATGATTAATCA